TATTTTTTAACAAATATTTTTTTTTAATAAATAATTTGGTAATTATTACAACATACAAAAAATATATTATTAAAATATATGGTAGTTAAATCCAAAAAAGTTAAGGATAAAAAAGATAAGGATAAAGACGAAAAAAAAAGACTTAAAAAAAAATTAAAAGAATTATCAAAAAAATATCTTAAAGGTCGTAAAACAAGAACAAAAGACCCAAAAAAATATAAACAAATCAAAGAGGATATTAATAGAAAAGTTGATACGGCACAATCAGCAACTGATATAAATAAATTAATGTCGCTATTACAAAAACCCGTAGCAAGAACTCCAACAGAAGTTGGAACAATAGGACAGCGTTTATCAAATTTTGGGAAAAAAATAGATAAGGTAGAAAAAGATATAAAATCTTCAACTGTTAAAGAAAATTATAATAATTTAAAAGAGCAACTATCAAATGTTAAAGATAAATATAATAATGAAACTATTAGTTGGAATGATATAGATAATATTTATAGTTCAGGTAAAAGGTTCGGTCAATCTATTCAAACAGATATTCAAACATTAATGGGAATGAAAACTATGTATGACAGCACAAAAGAAGGTGCTAAAAAAGCGTATGATTATTTAACAAGATTATTAAATCGTAATAGACCAAGTGGAACAAATTCATTTAATCCAAGTGGAGAACAACCCCCTCAACAAGCACAACCACCAACGCCTCCACCAACGCCTCCACCCTCTCAATCTCCTCCACCTCCACCCTCTCAACCACCTCCACAAGAAACAATACAAACTCCTCCACCAACAGTATTAGAACGAGAAGATACTGAAACTTATTTACAACAAGGATTACGAACAATTACAAATCCAATTGTTGGAGCAGGATTATTAGGATTAGGAGCAGGTTATTTAAATCGTAGAATACAACAAACTACACAGCAACAAGAAAGAATAGGTGAAGCACGGGATTTAATATCCACAGGAAGAAGAGAAAGAGAGGCAAGAGAGAGTTTTAGAAACAGTATAAAAGAAAGAAATTTACGCAGAGATTTAGGACAACAAAATAAAGCGGAAGAAGAAATTGCATTAGCAGAAGGCAATCCAATATTTCAACGATTTAAAACAGATACACCACTTGAAAGGCGATTAACTCGCTTACAGAAAAGCGATAGTGAAAATGAATTAGCAGATAAAGAAGAGCAAGAACAAATGGAATTAGTATCTCGTTTTCCAAATCTCGCACAATATCAGGCAGATAGAGAACTGAAAGAAATGTATCCTGAATATCAAGACGAAGAACCACAAATGGAAGCACAAATGGAATAAATTTAAAGATAAAAGTATTTAAAATATATATTACTATAATATATGGATAATGACAATTATCAACAAAGGAAATTTAATTATATCCCAAGACAACCAATAGAAATTATCTTAAATTCACCTAATGGAACAATTATGGGAGGAACAAAGGACGGACATAAATTTTTTGAATTAGATAAAGAAATTACAGCAAGAAAAGACGAGAATATATTATTACACTTAAAAAAAGCATTTATACCATTCAGTTTTTATTGTATATCAGCAGGTCAAAAAAATAGTAAATTAGATATTACCGAAGAGAATAGTGTTGGAGCAACAAATACTTATTCTATAACAGTTGCTGACGGGAATTATAATGTTAGTGAATTATTAGGTGTTATTAAAACTAAAATGGAAGACGCTTCAACATTTAATTATGAATATACAATTACTTATGACGATAATACTAGTAAAGTATCATTTTTAATAAAATCAGGAACAAATGTATCTAGTGCAAAAATATTATGGAATACAGGAACAAATAAAGATTTTTCATTAAAACGAGTTTTAGGTTTTTCCGCAGACAGCGATAAAACATTTACTAATAGCACTACTGCTGTAAGTGAATTTGTAGTGGATTTAGCAGACGGATTAGACAGTCTTCATATTAAAAGTAATTTAGTTGGTGATAATATTGTATCAACAGCGGGTTCAAATTCAGGTGGAGCAGGTGAATTATTATTAATCCCTGTTGATTTATCCCCTAATAGTATATTGTATTTTGACGACGGTGCTAATCCATTTAAACACCAAATCCCAGCAAGTAGTATTAAGCGGATAGAAATGAATTTTACAGATAATAAGGATAATGTAGTAGATTTTAATAATATACCATATACATTAATCCTTATTGTAGAATTTGTATTTGACCCAAACTCTTATTTAACACCACAAAATGTAAGAAGTCTTCAAACAAATAATAATATTCAACAGGTAGAGGAGAAAAATAAACAGTTATTCAACTTATTAATGAATAAAAAGGAAATAAAAAAAAATAAATATATAATATAGAATGAAAATTATAGAACGAGAAAGTGGAATTGAAACCAAAGGGGCAAAATTTCATACAGCAGGACGACCTGATAATTTGAGTGATTTTCTTAATTATGTTAATTTAAGCATTATAATTGGATTACCAGCAAGTGGTAAATCTTCATTAATTAAAACTTTATTAAATGGAACAAATGAAGATAATTTATATAATAATGTTTTTAATAGTGTTTATTACATTTCTCCAAGTGATACTATGGATTTAAATTTACCTGATAATAAAATTATTAGTTTAGACACCGACCCGCTTGAAAATATTTTACAGAATATTATAGAAGGGGAGAAAGAGCAAGGTGAAGAAGAAGACCCACATAGAGTTCTTATAATCCTTGACGACGCAATAAATTATATCAACACAAACCGCAAGGCACTTTCAGTTTTTAGAAAATTAGTAATGAATGGGCGTCATATTTTAGGACGTAATTCAAGTGTAGCAATTTGGATAGTTTCGCAGAAAATACGAAATATTCCACTCACAATCAGGTCGCAGGCAAATCAAGTGTTTTTCTTTGAAAGCACCAAAGCAGAGAAAGAGATAGTGCGGGACGAATATACTCCATTAGATAAAAAAGAAGGAGAACAATTATTTAATTATGTTTATGATAAACCGCATAATTTTTTATTTATTAATTTACAAATACCAAAAAGTAAAAGAATGTTTAAAGGATTTAATCAGTTAATTTTAAAAAATATATAATAATATTAATTTAAAAAGTATGTTGTATTTATTACCAAAAATATAAAATATATATATAATTTGCCGATTTTTACAACATTAACTTTATAATATTATAAACTTTTAAAAAAAGTTTTATCAAAATATATACCAAAATTTATTTTTTTTTATATAATTTGCCTAATAATTTGCTTAATATTTTGATAAAACTAATCTTTTTGATATTACTTTTTTTTAAAAAGTATTTTTTAAAAGTTTATTTAATTATGACAAAAACTATAACAAATCTAAAAACAAATATATAATATAATATATAAATATGGATATTGCTGAAATTATTAAATCAAATAAAAAAAATATTAGTGATAGTTCCTTAAAAGCATATACAACAAGTCTTAATAAATTACATAAATTGTTAAATAACAAGGGGGATATAAAGAATTTGGATTTTTTAGATAATTTTGATAATGTAATGAAAGTATTAAATGAAAATTATAAAGATACAACAAAAAAAAATTATTTAGTTGCTATTATTAATTTAATCAAAAATGTTAAAGGTAAAGAATTAAATGAAAAATATAATGCAGAAATGACTAAATTAAATGATATAGTCCAAAAAAATTATGATAAAAATAATAAAACTGAAAACCAAAAAAAGAATTGGATTGAATATGAAGAAGTATTAAAATTAGTTAAAAAATACAAAAAAGATACTGAACGATTATTTACAAAACCTATTGAAGATTTAACTAATAAACAAAAGGATTTAATACAGCAATATCTAGTTTTATATTTATATTCAGGTATTCCGTTTCCTCCATTACGAAATGATTTCTCTAATATGAAAATTGTTAATAAAGATTTTAAACGAGAAGAAGATAAAAATTATTTTGTAGTTCAAAGCAGAGATTTTCCGTTTTTTGAATTAAATGAATATAAAACTTCAAA